TATTATTATACGCATGCGCACGCACGTGAAGAGATTAGCAGTTTAACAAATTTTTAATAAAATGTTAATCTCAAGTTAAAAAGAAAAAATTATTTGTTTATTCCAACTTTTATTCCTATCTTTGCAGTGTAATTCAAAACAACAAGGGAATATTCCCATAGAACAAATTAAAACAATTCAAGAATTATGAACGTATTTCAAGCAGCAATGATGAGTGAAAAGTACTTTGAAAACGTAATGTTACAAAGTGGTTATGAACGTTTTACGACCTTCTCAAGTGATTTGACAATTGCAGAATTAATGGGAGGACAGAAGGCAATTGAGGAAACCTTTAATCGTGTTGTAAAAGAGTGGAAGGACGATGTGAAATATTTTACAGAGTTCGCAATGGCACTCAACATCAAGGCGTGGGAATTACATGAGAGAGGAAATGAGCAACTTACAAGTTTGTACACTGAACTCTATTATGTTGCACGAGATAAAGCACTCTCTACTTTCAAGGGTGATGATTTAAGTTACTTTTTAAGAACTACAGATTAAGCAAAACAAACATAACCTCCTTTCAAGTGGAGGGAGGTTATGAATAGATATACAAATATTTTAATATATCAATATATCTAAATATAAAGTTATAAATAAAAATATAAATATATAAAATTAGAAGTCATGAGTAACAAGTCAGTAAGCAAATATCTAAATGTTGTGTTGGAAGATGATTCAACCCCTTTTGGTGGTGTTTCTTTTCTCGGTCAAACATTGGGTGACTTTTTGGAGGAAGTTGGTGCTGAAAAGGAAACCAACATGGACAAAGTAAATGAAATATTGAAAACGTGTGGTATTTCTCCGATTAAGTTAGATTAAAAACAAAGGATAAAGTTATGGGAGAAAATAATAAAAAGAAATATCAATCTGTAGCCGTTGCACAAGTGAAGGACGGAAAAGTAATTGCACGTTATAATTCATGCACGGAGGCTGCAATTGCTTTGGGTAGTAATAGTAAAGCAACTATCGGAAATATCGCTGCATGTGCAAACAAAAAGCGCAAGAGTGCTTTAGGGTATCAGTGGTTGAAATTAACCAAAGTAACAATTACACAAAAATAAAAAACAAATTATAATTATGAAAAGTTTAAGTGAAATTTTAGAAAATAATAGAGAAGTAGCGAAGGAATTAATGTGTAAGAACCATAAATTACATATTTCATTCAAAAAATATCAAAATATTGATATTGAAATACCATTTGTTTTACTTTCCAATAAAAACGGAGAACCATACGAAACAGAAGTCACAGATGTTGCTTTAATTGGAGAGAAATTGTGTATTAAAGTCGTTACTACCAAAGATTTATCATCAAATGTAAAAATGGATGATGAAGGGTATATTGATTGTATCTTTTGCATATACTATAGCGATGATGAAGTATATAGAGCAATTGAATGTTATTTCAAAAACGATATTGCTTTGTTAGAAACAATAACCAATTTGAGAGAGGAACTTACCAACAAGTTTAGGGAAGTTTTAGAGGATGAAGACGAAAGATGTATTCTACTATCTTCTGATAATGCGTTTAAGTGTTCTGTATATGCGTGGGAATACAATATAACTGCTGTGTTCATAGAAAATGATAAAGTATTATTGAAAACATCCAATAGCATGCTACCTATACCTATAAACGATTTATCTATTGATGATATGTTTAGTTTGTTAAAGCATATTCATAGTTCTGTTAAATAATTGTTAAAGGTAAGGAAATATTTTGGTATTACAATTTATTTCCTTACCTTTGCAAATGTAAATCAATAACAAATAAAAACATTAAGAGTTATGAAGTCATTAGTAGAAGATTTAAAAAATAATAGAGAACAAGCCGTAAAACTGATGAAGGATAATAATATTAGCCATATAAATTTTAGAGACTATAAAGCATATGGAATACCTAATGTCCTTCTTATTAATAAGAATGGTGAACCATACGAAACGGAAGTGACCAATGTTAAGTTATGTGAAGACAGAATATGTATCAAGGTAGTTAATATGACAGACTTGTATTTAAATGTCTATGTAGATAAAGAAGGGTATATTGATTACTCTGCTTGTGCATATTATACGGTTAATAATGTATATCTTGCTATTGAAGATTGCATGAAAAATAAATGTTAATTAAAAGTTAAAAGTAAGGAAATGTTTTGTAGTGTCATTTTATTTTCTTACCTTTGCAAACGTAATTCAGTAAGGGAATAGTCCCACAAAACAAACAAATTAAAACAACATTTAGAATTATGAAGGAAAGATTGATGACAAAGAGTGAGTTTGCAGATTTCAATAGTGAAATGAACCGACTTAAAAACATCAAGTGGAAAAGTTATACCGCAACATTGAAGGAAGTTGGTGTTACATATTTAGGTAGCGTGGCACAAAGCGCAAAGATGTTGCACTCATATGAACATAAGTTCTCAACATATTGTTTATATTTGGCTGCAGCCGATTTGAGTGGTTTTAACGTTTGCCCACAAAATACAATGTGTAAAGCAAATTGCCTTATGGGAAGTGGACGTAACAAGGTTAGCCGTTTGTCGGGTCGTGATGATATAGACAGCTCACGTGTTACAAAGACACGCTTATTCTTTGCTAATAGAGAGGTTTTCATGCGTTTGATGTTGCATGAAATTAAGTTGGAAAAGAAACGTGCAAAATTGAAGGGACACGAGTTTTCAGTACGCATCAATGGAACAAGCGATTTAAGTCCTTTATTGTTTAAGTTAGGTAAAAAGAATATCTTACAAATGTTTCCTAATGTAATGTTTTATGATTACACGAAAGTACCTAACTATTTGGAACTTTTGAAACAATATCCTAACTATGATATTACATGGTCGTTGGATGGGTCTAAAGAGAACTTCAATATAGGTATGGACTATCTAAAGGAAGGCGGACGTATTGCCGTTGTATTTGGTACAGAAACAATGCCAAAAACATTTATGGGTTATAATGTTATTGACGGAGACAAATATGACGCACGTTATAAGGACGGAAATGTAGTAGTAGGTTTGAAGTTTAAGAAAACGGCTGACAACTTTAAGAAGGGTAAATTCGTTATGCCTAATACTGAATTTATTGTAAAGGAAGGTGACGTTCGTTGTAAGTGGTAAATAATTAAGGGTGGGTTTGGAATATTAACCCACTCAAATAAAACAAACAAATTAAATTGAGTAGTTTATGGATAATAATAGCAAACGTCCTAATGATAATATTCCAACTTCTGTAATATTGAAATATATTGTTAAGGAAAGGGACAAATGGAGAGATATGTATTATTTTGCGAAAGATAAGTGTATCAAGTCTGAAAAGGAACTTAAAGGACTACAAAAGCAAATTACACGCTATCAGCAAGCACGAAACGAGGAAGGAAAGTTTATCAGTCAGGAACAATATAATTCAGTAAGAAACAGAAATAAGAAGTTATCGGAGGAAATTGCAAAGTTAAGAAGTGAAAATTCAGAAATGATTTACAAGGTAATGAAAGCAGAACAAAAACTTGTAAAACCAAAAACAATCTTGGAACGTGTTAAGTATGTGATTGAGAAATAAAACATTTATTAACATCAAAAATTTGGTTACATAAGATTTTTTGCGTATCTTTGCAGAGTAAAATGGGAAAGTTAAATAATACATCGGCAGGGACTGTCGATTACACGGGTGGAGAGGAAGTAAGAGCTGAACATTTGGAAAGCCGTTCCTCTGTGAAGCCCGAAGCCCACGAGTTTTTTTACTCAGGGGTAGTCCATGATAGAAATAAGCAACCTTTAATGGTTGGTGATTGTGTCCTCTACCACGATTGTGACGAGGAAACACGAGATTTAAAAAGAGTTTGGGCGATTGACTCAATAGGAGGAAATGACATAGACATGGACAATGAAAACGAGGAAACTATTATCCATTTGTCTGATGATTTAGGGTGTGAGTTGGAGGCATACTCGCATGAATTGGAGAAACTTTAATTCTTAATGTTTTTATGTTGTTGATTCTCCCTATAGGTATAACATTTAAATATGTTTATCCTATAGGGGTTTTTTATGTGTTCTAATGGGTTTAATTATACATAATAGGTAAATGTACCATAACACGAATTTAAACGCTTTAAAACGAAAATATTGAGTTGTATTTAATCTTACGTGTATGCGTATGTAATATATTCAATAGATTGAAGATTTATATAAGTGTTAAATAAATGTTAAACATATGATTTTATTTTGTAGTTTGAAATAAGTTGCTTAAATTTGCAACATAAATCAAAAAGGAATAGTCCTACAGAATGAATTAAAACAATTAAAATAGAATTATGGGAACAAAGAAATTTAAGTTATTAAAGAGTGAAAAGATTAACCATAATGGTCACACTTTATATCGTATTCAAGCGTTAAAAGACTTTAGCGATGTAAAGAAGGGAGATGTTGGCGGTTGGGTTGAGAAGGAGGAAAATCTTTCTCACAAAGGTAATTGTTGGATATATAATAGCGCAAAAGCGTACGATGATTCAAAAGTCTTTGAAAACGCTAAAATCATGGACTACGCAGAAGTATTTGGACAAGCAAGGGTAAGTGGTCAGTCACTTATACAGAATCATGCGAGAGTATTTGACGGGGCAATTGTTACGTGTCGTAGCTTTTTAAGAGACTACTCATATGCGTGCGGTGAGGCACGTTTGCTTGGCAATGTTGAATTAACCGATTCAGCAATGATGTGCGGTAATTCGTGTGTACATGGTAATATAATAGCACGTGACAAAGTTGTTATTTGTGGTAACGTGGAAATATGGGATAGAGCAATCTTTTTGGGTGACGCTTATATTAGCCGTAAAACCGATTATTATTGTGGGTGTGAATTTATGGATAATGGCTACCCATTCACATATACACGTAGTAATGATATGTGGCAAAACATAAATACGTATGGCACACGAGAAGACTTCTTGAAAACATTAAACAAAATAGTTCCTTACAAAGTACCTTTCTATACAAAGGTTATGGACTTTGTAGAAGACTTATTAAATGATACTAATTGTATTACACATCAAGCATAAATCAATAAAAGTAAAACAAGTGTTTTAGCTTGCAATAGCAGTATACAAGTTAATATACTTGTTTTACATAAAATTATAAACAATGGGAAAATTATATAAAACTTGTATAGAACAAGATAGAAAAGACGCTATAAATCGTATGGAGAAATTCAATACTTTTGAAGTCGATTTTACTATAAAGAAAAGGTATTTACGTCCCTGTGTATTAAGTGTTTGTGAAGGGAATAGATTTGCGTTTGTTGTCAATAAAGTGCAATACGACAAAAATAAAGACATATTTACACTTTATTGTGAAGAGTGTTACTTACGTACTAAAAAGACATTAAATGAGCATGAAATTTCTTATTCTATGTGTGATATTGTGTTTATGGATATATTGGAACATTTCAACATATTAGAGTACGGAACAATATAAACATAGTTATCCTATAAAGGTATTGATATATTCCTTTATGGGGTTTCTTTTGCTTTCTAATAGCTTATAATCAACTTTATAGGTACATATAAGGTTAGTATTATTTAAACGTCTTAAAACGCATATATTAGATTCATTCATGCGTATGTGTATATTATATAATCTTCTATAAACATTCAAATGTTAATTAAAAGTTAAAATAAGAAATTTACTTGCGTATTTTAAAAATTATCCTTACCTTTGCAAATGTAATTCAGTAATAGTGCTGAAACAAACAATTAAAACATTAAGAATTATGATTAAGTTTGAAAATGAAATTGCCAACGCTTACAAGTATAGTGAAGAGTACAAACAGAAGGAGAAAATGTTTTCATTGAGAGATAAAATTCTTTCTTTGAATGATAGAATTATAGATTTGATAGATACTGCAAATCATTTGATAAAGAATAGATTCCTACTTGTTAGTACACTTAAGCATAGTAAATTAAAGGAAAGTGATAAAACACGTACTTTATGTGCAATTGCTAATGGTTGGGATGAAAAATTAGGCTTTCTTAGTTGTTATGCAATTATAGGCGATGATGATGAGAAAGAAAGAATAAAATACATCGGTGTGGAAAACGGCAGCACAGAAAACCCACAAAATCTTATGATTTCTCAGGAAGGCGTATTTTACGGCACTTTTTGGAACAAAATAGATATTTTTGATTACTCATACCCCGAAGAAGTAATAAAAGATATGGAGTACTTTTTGAATAATTTTGATAAGTTTGAGAAAAACTTTTATGAAAAGATAAAAGAGTTGTGCTGTAAAAAATAAGTGAATAAAGAAGGTAAGTAGTTGGAGAATAATTGCTCACCTTCTTTAGATAAACACCAAATTATCATTATGTTAATTAAATGTTAAATTATTGATTTTACTTGCATAATAAAAAAATATTCGTACCTTTGCATCAGTTATTCAAAATAATAACAATTAAAACTATAGAATTATGTACGGACTTTTTAGAAAACATGCACTTTCTTTAATGAAAGAATAGAACGTTAAAAAATTAACCTTTATCAACAATGAAGGCGATTGGTTAATCGAAGATGTGCCTTATGTTCTTTGTCAAGTAAAAGAAGATATTTTAGACTTGGCAGTTAGTAAGGTTATCTTGAATGATGATGATAAACTACAATTCATTGTAAATGATTGTGATGATGTTTATAGATTAGATGAGGACGACCCATTATATAACACAAATGAATATGTTTATTCAACTATCATAGAACTTTTGAAAAATGGTAACAGATAAAAACGGAACGGAAGTTTATTGCGGTGACTTGGTACGCTATAATAGTGATAGTGAAGGTTTCTGCGAAGGTGATAATGAACTGACATGGGTTATTATCAGAATGAGAGATAATGATGTGGCAGGTGATAGTGAAATATATATCCAAAGCGGTTGGGAAAAACGTCTTGCTTATTCTTATGATATTGAAAAGATAGAAGACGAAAACGAATAAGTTATTACTTTCATAATTTCTACTCTATCAACGTTATTTAATACATTGCGTTGGTAGGGTTTTATTTTGTATCTGACGGATTTAATATATAAAGTTGATAACTTATAAAGAAGTGATTGTTAAACACGCTTAAAACGCAAAACATAGTATCTTAAGAAGATAAATGTTAATGATATGTTAAATATATATTTTTATTTGTTTAATTGAAAGTTTATTATTATCTTTGCAGACATAAATCAATAACAAAATAGAATTATGAAAGAAGTTAAAATAGGTGCGTGTGCTGTAAAGAATTATTCTAAAGGAATAAAGGTTACTTTAGATTTTGGTCTTAACACTGATAATAATAGAGTATATCAGTTCGAAGGCAAAATGTTGTCTGATTTTGAAGACGAGGATGGCAATATCAACGAGGACGAATTACTCGATTATGTTGCAACTTGTTTAGACAAACGCAATAGAAAGTAATACACACTTTCCAAACAAATTAAAAGAACTATATTATGTATCAAGATATTAGAAAGCAGACTATTGCACGTATGAAAAAGAATCGTACGTTTATTGTAGAGTTTAGTGATAGGAAGTTAAATGAACGTCCATACATTGAAGTAATTTCAGTTAATTATGAACAAGTATATTCATGTGCTGTAAAAAGAGTTTCTTATAATAAGAAAACAGATAAATTCTATTTTACGTCCACTAATTTACTTAATGGAGAAATGGTTACATCATCAGAAGATAGTGTATTATTAGATGATATGTGTGAAAAAGTTTTTACTAACATATTAGTTTAAGATTATGAATCAAATAAATATTAATAACCTTCAAATTGAAGTATATCAAAAGGAGGATAATCTTCCCGACACTTGTACAACATTTATTACACAAACAAAACCTATTGCGAAGAGTGTTTTAGAGAGTGTATTTGGAGAACCGACAAAGGACAAATTAAGTAAAGATAAGAAGGTACATTACACGTGGTTAATTCGTGTTAATGAGAAGTTATTTGAGTTGCACGATTGGAAAAGTGGAAAGTGTGATGATGACGAGCCTATTACATGGAGTGTTCGAAGTGAGGACGCATCAAAAACTTTGCAGGATGAGTTTATTAAAACACTCAACATCTTCAGTATATATAAATACTATTTCAATTAACATTTATTAATACGAAATATTTGCTCAAGTCAAATTATATACTTATCTTTGCAAACGTTAATCAGTAATATTGCTGACACAATTAAAAACAAATAGAATTATGAAACGTTGCTTAATTTGGACTAACATCGACCTCTATGATGAGGAAACAATGAAGGAAACACGTAAATTTATGCGTGAAGAGAATTACACAGATTTATCAGACAATAACGTTATGAGAGTTATTGATGATAACAACAATATGTATATCGAAGACGAGAGAGATAACCTTTCAGAAAAATATACAGGTTTTAAGGGTTATGTAGTAGCGTTTGCAGAACTCGGGTTGTGGAATGGTGTACGTGTTGCATCAAAGGTGTACAATGATATTTCAAACATTCTACAGAACACATCATGTGATGAGTGTGAGTGGTATTTGGACGAGTGGAATGTACGTTTTAGGGGTGTACACCATGACGGAACAAATAACGTGCTGTACAGATACGTTGACACTGAAAAGAGAGCCAACGACATTATGAACAAAATTGTATGTGGCGGAATGAACCTAAAGCAATTTAAGAAGGCAACAAAGAGTATCCGTCCTTTTGTACAGAAGGTTTATGGAATAGATGACAAGAAATAAATCTTATTAAATATAGAGTTATTATGCTTTGGTGGTATTACTTGCGATAAGTAGTACCACTTTTCTATTTATTGTTACTTTAATTCGTTTCTGACGGGTTTAATATATAAACTTGATAACTTATAAGGTAAATATTAAAATAAGCGGTCAGAACGTTTTAAAAGACGTTTATACATTCCTTCATGTGTATACGTAATATATTATATATAATACATAAAAAGTAGTTAATGTTAATTATATGTTAAATTAATAATTTTACTTGGATATTTCAAATTAAATACTTAACTTTGCAATCATAAATCAAAACAAACAAATAGAATTATGAATTACGATAAATTATTTGATAATATATCATACGCTATCAAAGATGAGAACTTTGAAGGACTTGATGATAAAAATGATTTTAAGTTGAATGTTGTTAATATTGGTTTCAATTTAAGACGTTTTTACGTTACGGATAAAGATACAAGTGTACCTGCTTTGTGTTTTGACGTTGATAAATTAAATGATTCTATTATTATAAAAGAAGTTTATGATAAACTTGCATATTGTTCATTATTTAGGTGGGCAAAGGAAAATAATATTATAATTGTAGATTTTGAAGTTAGATTGGATAGTGCTACAATTAAACGTTTAAGAGATAAAATTGCAGTTTTTCGTGTTTTAGACGACTACAAGGAAGATGATATTAAAGAAATACTTTTGTATTTTGGAAAAGAAATAACTAAGTTTTCAAATGGAAATGTATTTTGTTTAATGGGTAGAGTTTATAGTTTTATTAGTGATTTAGAAGATATGTTTTTTATAAAAACTGGAAATAATCTTGCTAATAAAATAGAAAAAATTGCTATTACAAACTTAACAAAGGAAGAGTTAATTAACTTTTTATATGATGTGATTTATTTACGTTAAACAAACAAATAAGAATTATGGAGAATTTAAATAGCTATTGGGACGTTATTATTATATGTGACGAAACTCTAATTAATATGGGTTATGGACCATTCTTTAATGATGAGAACCCACGTACGGAACATGAGTTTAATATGCTGTTTAAAGACGGAATTGCAGAGGAGGTAAACATTGTAAATGATGTTCCCGAAATTAAGACGGACAAAGATAGTATTATCTTAGAATATCCATGTCAAAAGGACCTTACAGAAAAGGGACTTAATGAGGTTAAGAGAATAATGGGAGAAGTTGATTATTATCATATTGCTTTGCTTTATGGTAAACCAAAATACCGACATATGTTAAATAAGTGTTAAATACTTAATTTTATTTGGTAGTGTGAGGATAATTTCTTATCTTTGCACTATCAATTAAAAACAAACAATTAAAACATTTAGAATTATGGGACAATATTTTAAACCTGTCATTATTGACAAGAAGGATAGTAAGAAAGTAGTTGCATCTTTGCACTCACATGATTTATGTTGTGGTGCTAAATTAATGGAACATAGTTATGTTGGTAACAGATTCGTAAATACATTTGCATCTCTCATTAACGATGAGGACGGAAAGTATAAAGGTTATCCTATGGCATGGGCAGGTGACTATGCGGACGAAGTGGACGGAAAACATAATCATTGGGATATGGCACGTATCAATCACACCGATGAGGATGTAAAGGACTTGAAGATAAATGAGTACCGCTACTTTATCAATAAGACAAAGAAGGAATTTGTCGACATTGAAGATTGTCCAAGTGGTAAGACAAGTGATGATTTAGCCGTACACCCACTACCTATCCTTACAAAGTTAAGTTATGATAAAACTCACGATTACATCCCTAACGAAGGGGAACTGAAATTTGTCGGCTCATGGGCAATGGACGTTATTGTATCAAGCAACAAATGTCCAAACGAGAAGACATATAAGCGTATTAAACCAAATTTCCATTTGTAAGATATAAGATTATGTGTACATTTAGAGATGTAATAAAGTCCAACTTATTAAAGAATTGGAAACCTATAAAGTTCAGAAAGCGAGAAATACTTTCTGAACGCTTGAATGAAACTTTAGGGGGACTTGCAACAGAGATAACACTAAAGGACGTTAAAGACAACGTATCAGTGCTTAAACTGACCTTTGGGGATAAAAAGGAAGAGTTCGAAGTTGCATGGAAACAAACCGATAATAGTTGGCATTCAATCTCAAATATTGAATAGATAAGTTTTGTAGTTTTAAACGTTGTACCGCAAGGTAATCACAATGTAGTTAATGTTAATATTTAGTTAGTTAATTATTTTTCAAAACCATAACCGCTTGAGATAAGTAGTTATGGTTTTTTTGTTTTTTATTAACATAAATAATTTGGTAAATTGAAATAAATTGTTTAACTTTGCATACGTAAATCAACAACAAATAAGAATTATGAACACGAAATATAAAATAAGAACGGATATTTCAAAAACCTTTAGGGGTAAAACAATATATCGTATAGAGGCACTCAAGGACTTTGGGGACGTTAAAAAAGGTGACTTGGGCGGTTGGATTGAAAAAGAATTTTTTCTAAGCGAAAAAGGAAATTGTTGGGTATACGATAACGCTATTGTTATTGGAGATAGCATGATTATGTGTAACGCTAAAGTACGTGATAATGTTATCATCTATGGAAGTGTTGTAATTGACGGAAATTCTATTGTAAAAGACAATGCCATGATATGTGGCTATGTAAAAGTTAACGGCAAAGCGATTATAGAAGGAAATGCAGTTGTACGTGGTCATGTAACTATTGAAGGTAGTGCCAAAGTATGCGACAAAGCAACAATTAAAGATTATGCAACATTAAGCGGTAATTGTATTGCCAAAGATAACTCTATCATTGGAGGTTATGCAGAAGTAGGTGGTTTTGCGGTAATTGGAGGTAATTCTAAAATTAAAGATAATGTAACTATTGGCGGTAAAACAAAAACTACTGATAATGTTATTATTAAAGGTAAAGCAATTATGTCCGCAAATATTATCTTAATGGATAATGTTATTATCGCAGGTTATTTTGTATTAGAATTAACTGATAATAAGTTAATTCGTTTGGGAGGAGAGATTGAACTTTCAGAAACTCTATATTGGGGTGATGATTTGATTTAAGATAAACAATATCATCAATAAACATATTTATTAAATATAATAGATAAATTGTATAGTTAATAATATATGGAACGTTTATATAAAATTTGGGAAACATTATCCCCTATAGATAAATTCTTTTATGCACAAGAGTATTGGAAGAGTGTTAACTCACCAAATATGTGGTATGGAATGAATGAAATAGATACAAAACTAAAAGGTTACAAACCTATTGATGTTTTAAGCATAATACAACCAAAAGAGTTTGATATAAGAGATAGTTTCTTTAGATATAACGAACAACATCTTTTAGTTAGCGGAAACGCAGAAGATGTAATGAAGGATATTAATTCTGACATTGATAAAATTATAGAATATAACGCTGACGAATTATAAAACAAATATACATACTTAAATAAGTACAAATAGAGTATGTATGATAATTATATAATA